GGTAGAAGCTATTTATCCTGTAAAAATAATGGAAGTCTAATTTACATGAAAATATCATCAAAAGGACTTGAATTAATTAAAAAATACGAAGGGTTTTCTTCTAAAAAGTATTTATGTCCAGCTGGTAAAGCTACAATAGGTTATGGTCATGTTATTCAAAATGGCGAAACTTATACAATGCTTACAGAAAAGGAAGCATTAGCATTGTTAGATCAAGATGCAGATATTGCTGAAAACACAGTAAATACTTTAGTTAAAGCCCCTCTAAACCAGAATCAATTCGATGCTCTTGTAAGCTTAGTATACAACTGGGGAAGCGGTCATTTTCTTCGTAGTTTAGGATTAAAAAAACTAAATAATAAAGATTATGATGGGGCTATAACAGAATTTTCAAAAATAAACCAAGCTAACGGTAAGGTTTTACCCGGTCTCATTAACAGAAGGCTTGCCGAGGCAAATTTATTTAATGAGGGAAACAATGCTTAGAGAGCGTATTGCCAATTTCATTGCAGAATCTAAATTATTTATTGCTTTGATTATTTTAAATTGGTCTTTCATATTTGGTATATTAACTGGGACTGTTGTTTTTTCTAAATATATATTTGGTCCCAATAATTTATATGAAGAAATCGTAGAACTTGCTAATAAACTAGTAACTGGTAATGATATTAATTTATCGCCAGAACAAGAAGAAGATCCAAAGAAAGATTTAAACAGGTTGGTATCTAGGAATAGTTGGAATTGTACGGAAAAAACGTACAATTGACTAATCAATTCAGCGTATGATTCACATCTATAAAAATTAAATTGAGAGTGTTAGGGGACTCGAGGTTTTTTGTGCAATAACACCTAATCTTGTCAGACAATCTAAATTTATAAATAATAATCGTGGTGTCCGTGTTTAATTTTTTATAGGTATTACTATCGGTAATTTTTGTAATTCCATTTTCTTTTCCGCTGGTAATTAGTTCATCAATTGAGAATCTAGAAAATATAGAAAGCTTGCTAACCAACTTATAAAAGATATCTGGCTGTTTTTTTAAATTTTTCAAATGCTTATCTGTAAAAACAAAAGAAAAGAACATAGGCCAAGATATTAATTACATTGGTTGTTGCGAATATCTTGCAAGATTAAATCCTGAGTGATGATTTTGTCATCTGAACTTCTCGCTAATTTCCAAGGATTCTCTTGATGAGTCATTTCCATTAAGGCAATACCAGTAAACCGGCCCTTGTCTTTAATCACATCGTCTATAATCAATTTTTTGTCCAATGGTTTGAACATTAAATTTGGGCTATCGGTATCTAGTACATCTCTACCGAATGATTTGTATTGATGATAAATTTCTGGTACCACTGGGCCATAGTCCCAAGCCTCCATTTTATCATTAAAAAGAAGCTCGCCTGTTCTTTTTAACGAAAGAACCTGTGTGTAATAAAGGAGTTTTTGCAATTTAAGATTGGTTAAGTCTCCCTCTATAGGATTTGTAACAATATTAGAAAAATAGCTGATAATATATTCTGCAACTTCTTTAGCTTTAATCATCTATTACCTCCAATTAAAATAGTATCGCAATAAGCATGTATTATGTCGCCTGCCTTCAATAACATTTAAATTACCATATAGCTTAACATATTTAATTAACAGTCGCATTAAAAAATACTAATGGTTATCTATATCTACCATAGACCTGTTAGCCAACGACTTTATCAATATATTAACAGCTTCTTGATGCACGGCACTCTTTATTCTCATAAAGTTACGAGATACTTCGATGCACATGCGTTGATGTTGGGTTACCATAGGCTCATTATCATCACTTAACCCTTCGTAGAAATAAGATACGCCTTTCGACAAAGCTTTTGCAATGACAACCAATCTACTCACGGAGATTCTATTTGTACCTTTCTCGTATTTTTGTAGTTGTTGCTGAGTGACATCGAGTTTCTTTGCAAGTTGATCACGAGAAAGTCCTAGAGCAAGTCTTAGTGAGAGTATTTTACCCCCTATATGTTTGTCAACTTCGTTACACCCCCTTCTCATTTTTAATCTCCTTTGTTTGATTTGAATATATTATGATACTGATTTACATATTTATTCATTATTGGTATGCACTCATCAACTGCTTCTAGTATACGTGCTTGCATAACACTATCACGCTCCACTCTATGGATGAATAAGCCATTGCCGATAATGTCATGTTTAGGGTTGTACAGCACGTAATCACACCACTGGCGACCGCATACAAACAAATTAAACTGCATCTGAATATAATGCTTGCTCTCGATAGCCTCTGCTCCTTTTTCGGACATCTCAATAACCTGTCCAAAATAATTATTAGAGTCTAGTATCTTGATTTCTATCATGCCGTCTTCACCGACTAATCCATCAGGAGAACACGCTATATAATCACCCAATTGCGCTAAACCAACCTCGTCAACGGAAGTGAATGTACGCGTTATATAATTTGTTCTAGCTGTGGATTCGTGTTCCCACCCTCGCTGAATATGAATATTTACATACTCCTCACCGTCTGATTTACAACCCGTGACAATTTCATTGGCCCTGTCATAAAGATACTTCTGCTGAGCAGCTTTAGTTCCTAGCAACTTGTGAAAGCATGAGCCGGTTATTTTGCCTAAGCGCAACTTATGCCACTCATCGCTGCCTTGCTCAAGGTCAGTGTGTACTTGTAATTTCTGCATTTAAAAACCTTTCTTTAAGCGAATTGAAATTAGCTATACCATTGGTAATAGTCTCGGAGCGTTGGCTATCAATATTATGGAATTTAGCAAACTCCTTAGCATCAAGTTTATGCTGTGCGCATAAGTTCATGAACTCTTTTACTACAGTTAAGCCTTGTTCTTTTTCTACCCCTTTACTTACGCTTTGACCGTCATCATCCTCTTGAGTAAGTCCTACTATCGCCGATAAAGCATAGCGTCTTGCGTACGTGATACCTGCCCCCAGTTGCTGTAACGAATTGCATTGCTTCATGACCACGTTTTCTAAGGCAAATGTTGATTTAAGCCATTGTCCCGACTTATGCATTAGCAAAGTGATCAATACTTGCTTGCCGTCCTTATCTTGGCTAACTATTTGCGATACCGACAAGCCGTTATCTGCCAAAGGCTTTTTTACCGCAGCTAAGCAACTTGCTAGGTCTGCATATTTGTAGCCGTATGCTTGTTTGTCCTTGCTGACATTCTCTATTGATGATTGCGCGTTGCTAAGAGCTTCAACTAAAGACTCTATACTATCGCTCATTAAAGCATCGTTATTTGTGTTTTTCATGATTTCCTCATTTTTTTCTAAGTTATGCATAACCCCTCCAATTCCATTTTTCAGGAATAAAAAGGTTTTTATCGTCATTCTTAATAGTTCGTTTTTTTTCAATTGCCATATGTGTGTAGCCAGTATTGACACTATTAATGATAGCTATTTTTTCGTCGGTGCCCCTTTTGCAGTACTTTTCGTGCTTAGGAGGTTTTCTGGTTTCAATATCATTTTCTCGCATAAAATTGGATAACGTCGTCACTGAGACACCCAGCTTTCTCGCGATTTCTTTTTGGAGCATTCCAGTCCCATACAAGCCGATCACTTCTTTTCTGTCTAGTTCTACTCTCATAATACCTCGTTAGATAATTTATGTGGATACTCAAATTCGATATTCTTAAACTCAATATCGGCAATAAAAGCAACGTATTCGCCAATAGTCAAATGACCTACTATTTTACTTGAAGTATCTTCATCAAAAACTAACTCCCGAGATACAAGGCCTCCATCTCTTACTCTAACATCACGGAAATGAGTTTTTTTTCTCAGTACTTCCTTCCCGTGCTCGTATCTCTCAAATACCGCCGTAAATAAAGATTTACTTTCTACATTATGATATACTTCCCAGTCATCCTCTAACATTTCGATGTCAGGTTTATATTCTGTCCAATCAGCTTTGCTAGTATAATGACGCATTGTGCCATGCGATCCGCCTTCTATCCAAGTTTTCTTTTCCCAGGCTTTTTGACGAATCTTATTGGTTTTATTACTATTTTCATCAATATCTTTAAATAACGCTTCTAAATACTGCATATTTCCTCTTTAAATTATGCTCCACTTAATTCAAATACATTTAAAAACTGAATATTCTTAAACTCAATATCAGCTAAAAATGCTACAAATTCGCCTAAGCTTAACTCTTTTGGTATAGTAGAGGATACTTTTTCATCAAAGACTATATACTTTTTTACTATTCCTCCTTCTCTACTCCTCACATCACTAAAATGTGTCTTTCTTTTATGAGCCTCAGAAGCATTATCATATTTCTCAAATACTGCTGAAAACATTTCTTTTGGTTCTTTTGTCATACTACGCCTCCAAGCCACGAGTTGCGGCAAAGTCT